ACGAGAAGACGCTCATCGCTGGTGAGCGTCTTATCATTGAGCGGAAGTACGAGAATGCGCCGTTCAAGATTCAGACGAACGCTCTGTTCATCGAGGGTCTGCAACAGGAGCCGAAGGTGTCGGACAAGAGTCCGGCACTGCAGAAGCGACTGGTGCGGTACCGCTTCGACAAGGTGTTCTCGCTGGACCTGAACTTCGAGGCTGAGATGATGAAGCCTGAGAAGCTGGCCGCGATGCTGAGTCTGCTGCTGAAGCACTGGGTCAACAAGGGAGAGCTAGCCGACAAGCTGGCACTCACTGCGCAGAGTATGGACCTCCAGATGGAGTCGGTGTGGGCGGCCTCGCCGCTGCTCCGGTTCCTGGAGCACACGGCTCGTCGCGACAAAGAGTTCTTGCAGAAGATCATCGGTCAGAAGATGATGATCGACACGTTCATGGCAGCCTACCGCCCGTGGCTGGACACAAACGGATACAAGAACGTCGAGGACGACTACCTGCTGCAGATGATCAACGACTCGTTCGTCCAGGACCGGAAGACATTCCGGGTCGAGGGCAAGGCGACGAGTCGGCGCTACATCAAGAGCGTTCAGCCGGACACGCTGAACGTTATCAACCGACTGCTGGACGGCGACACTCTGGAAGGAGCGGCCGACGACGCAGCAGTCCTCGAAGAAGTGGAAGGACTTTGATCGAGGATGAAGAAACACTGGTTCGAGCCTATCGAACAGTACCAGGACGCCGCGGCTATTCCGCGCCAACTTACCTACGACAAGCTGTCTCTGATCCGGGTCTACCAGTCTGGCAAGACACAGCCTGGCTGGGGCGGAGAGTCGTTCGTCGACAACTATGTCAAGAACGCATTCGACCCGCAGCGGGCAGTGAAGTTCTTCGATCGCTACAGTATGCCGTTTGGTATCGTGATGCGGTCGCTGCCCTTCATCTGCGTCGATATCGATGGGAAGAACGGGGGCGTCGAAACGGCAAGAACACTGAACTTGCCGCCCACGTTCGCAGAGCGGAGCAAGAGCGGGAATGGGTATCATCTGTTCTACAGAGTGCCCTACACGAAGTGGAATCCGCTCCGAGGCTACGACGAGTTCCCTGACCTGATCGGTCTGATCCCGGGCGTGGACATCAAGGGCGTGGGCGTAGTGTTTCACTACGTGCAGCAGAGATGGAACGAGCTCGAGGTTGCGGAACTCCCGGTGTCACTCGCAACGCTCATCGGGCGGGCGAGAGACGTCCGTAGGGCTGCGCGTATCACCAAGCAGGGCACGCAGTCCCTAGATGCGGAAGAGCTCCTGATCGTACACGACCAGCTGATCGACGACCTCAAGGGGAAGTTCGAGGCGGGTCACCGCAACCAGCGGCTGTACGCGATCGGAGCACGGATGCAGGCTGCAGGCGTGCCGCACTGGGACACGCTCGTCTTCGATCGTGGTCTCGAGATCGGTCTCGAGATCGGTGAGATCGAGGAGCTCATCAGGAACATCGAGACATACGCGTGACGGGAAAGCCCTGGCCTCTGGCCAGGGCTTTCCCTTTTTACGTTATAATGGGAACATCGCCCCATCTCCCGGAAGGAACACAGTGGCACCCAGGCAGGCAGACCTCAGCGCGATTGAGCGCAGGCTTCAGGCAGAGTTCAGGCCTGACACCAACAGGCAGTTCACGAGCACGACGGACCAGGAACTCAAGGAGAGCGAGTACATCAAGAACCTCGTTCTGCCGGTCGGTGCGCGTGGAAAGCTCCCGCTGACCAAAGACAAGTTCGTCATCGATGAGAACCCTGCCCTGGTCGAGTGGGAGCGACAGACTCGTCTCTTCCTGAGCAAGCTGAACGACGACTTTGGTCACCGTGTCACTGCGCCGATGGTGTACGAGTGGACGACCGGTATCAGCATCGCGGACCTTGCGAAGGCTGAGGGCGTCGACGAGGCTGACGGGCGCGGTGGCGGGAAGACAGGGTCTGCCAACAGCCACCTGCGCCACATCAACAAGATCCTGGCCGACTACTTCGGCAAGCCGTACAAGACCCGCATTGCTGGACGCGACGTGGGCAAGGCGTACAAGGTCCGTCCCCACTTCAAGGTCCGGAACAAGAAGCCGATGTGCATCACTCTGTGGCCGGAGTGGGACAATGGGACTCTGGAGGTCTAGCGGTGGCAGGACCAAAGGACAGGCTGACGCCTGAACAGTACGAGAGATGGTATGCTAGGCATCGAGTGGTAGAGAAGGCAAGGCGACAAAGAAAGTTGCTTGAAGCCAATCCTATCAAGGCTTTGCCCATTCATGAGCGAGGCGAGCTCCCACAGACCTTCAGCGTCCAGGAGATGTTTTGGCATCCCCAGACGTGCGAGTGCGGTAGCTGTCAGGGCTGGCTGTCCAGGGAGATGAAGCGCTTCCGACTGGAAATGCGCCCCATTCCGCCTGCAATCAGACCAACAACGAGTCTTCTTCCACCACTACCTGATCCTGCACTGCTCCACCTTCAAGCCGTTTCAGGAGTAGCTCGATAGAGGCCAGGTTGCCCTGCCAAGCAGCACCGAGGACGACGGTCGCAGCGAGCTTGTCGCGGATGTCGTCGGTCCGGTAGTAGATGCTCTGCACCACGATGAGGCGCTGGTTCCACAGCCACTCCAGGCGGGTGTCGTCCGACGCACGCCACTCGTCGGGGATGTTGCTGCGGAGCTTCCGCTCAACTGCCTTGGTTGTCATCGGTCGTAACCTCCTCTGTGTCTTCGAGCGGCGGGATGCTGGCGACCGTGAGGTCGACCATCTGGAGCTTGTTCGCCCGTTTCACGGCGGGGTTCGTGCCCATGCGGCGCGTACCGCTGAGGCGGTCGAGCAGGATGCGCTGGGCGCGCGTCGCCTTATTTACTGACCCAACGACCTTGGCGTCGGGGTAGTTGGCGATGTCGAACAGGTTGCGGGCTACGAGCTCCCACACCGGCATCTCCAGCCTCGACTCCAGATTCTCGTCCGGCCAGTGCGGGTTCGCGGCTACGAACCGTAGCGCGTCCCTCACTGTCTTGTGTCGTTCTAGCGGCACCATCTTCTCCTTCCAAAGATGAGGCGGGCACGTAGCCTGAGAGCATCGTTAGTCCGCTCGGCCTTATAAAGCCGTGTGACAGGAGTAAAGCCGTAGCCATACCCCTTGATGTAGTGCCATTCTTGCTCGGAGGCACGCTTGATAGCTTCCTTATAGACGCGCTTGGGAAAATTTTTCGACTTACCAAACATCTGAGTAATCCTCAATGTAGGAGCCGGAGTCCGGTCTCTGGCTGTTGTCATAGAGTGCGCCACCAAAAAAGCCAAGCTCCTTGATCGCCTGCACCACATAGCGGAGCGCGTCCATCATGTGGGAGTACTTGTCGTGCACCGGGAACGGAGACCATTCCTGGAGCTTCTGGTTGTAGGAGTACTTGTAGTTCTCCATGCACTCCAGGACTCGGTCGCAGTTCGGACGGATCGTGTCCTTGTGCTCGTCCTCCTGCAGGCCGTTGATGTGCGTGTTGTACAGCTGCAGCCGGACCTGCTGGACCATCGTGATGAGGTCGGCGCTGTCCGTGTTGGGCAGACCCTTGACGGTCCAGATGTTCGTGCCCTTGGCGAGCACGGCCACGCGCGGGAAGCGCTGACGCATCATGTCGGCGGGCGTGGTGTTGACGGCGGTCTCGTGGTGGTCGCCGTCCCAGGGCAGAACGATCTGCTCTAGCTGGTTGAACCAGGGTCGCTGAGCGAGTACGTCCACGTACTCCGGTAGTGCCATTCCGTGACCTTCACCACAGTCGATGAGGAATAGTTGGTTGTTGAAAAATTGGAAAGCAATCCAGGCGGTAGCATCCGAATGCTTTCCAGAAGAGCCGATGTCAAAGGCGACGTAGACAGGATGTCCTCGATCCCAATTGAACGCTCGGTTCCGGCGCTCGGCCATGATACGGGAGAGGGCTTCACCGTAGACGGCAGCAGCGTCCATCTCCTCGAATGAGCAGTAGTACTCCTGCTCGAACATACGGGCATTGCCAAAGCGACGGAGGTAGGCTTCACGGTCGAGCTCCAACTGCTGCTGGCTGCGCACGGGCGGAAGGCCGTGCGCGATCATCATGTTGTTAAGGTCGTCGATCGTACGGATGATGACCTGAAAGTTTGGATCGTTGCCGTGGGCCTGCATGATCGCCCACAGCGGGTTGTTGCGCTTGCCTCGTGGCGTGGAGACAGCCATGAGGCGCTTGTTTGGAGCCTCGCTCGTGATGATCGGCATCAGACGCGGGACAGGGTCCTCACGCGTGAAGAGCGAGAGCTCGGTGATCATGTAGTCGTCGTACGACGTACCGACACCGTTCTGGTCCTTGCCAGACTGGAAGTAGCCTTCGAGCTTGAAGAGACTGCCGTTGCTAAAGCGGCCCTCCATGCGAGTGTCTTTCCAGTCGGCCTGAGACTCAGGGACGTTGTCCATGAGCATCTTGACCATCTGGCCGCTGGGGGAGTCCCAGTAAGTCTTCTCCCACAGGATCGATCGCGCCGACGGCGCGTCAGGTGCGATGTACACGCCGTTGGTCTTGGCGCGCTTGAGGCGGGCATCGCAGCCCTCCATGCTCATGGCGACGTCTTTCCCCGACTGTCGAGGATACACGGCCACACCGATCTTGTGCGTCTGCCACATCGTGTGCAGCTCAGCCTGGTATGGTCGCGGCCTATAGTGCCGGGGAAAGACGTCGGCCATGATCAGCCCTGCAGCTTGAACTGCAGCTGGGTCAGGTCCTGGAGGATCTGCTGCTTGGTGATCGAGTCGGCGAGCTCCTCGTTCACGCGCACCCACAGCTTGTTGAGGTCGTCGTTGATCGAGGACGTGTCCCCGGACGACTTCTCGGCCTCGGTGTTGGCGGCGTCCTTGACCTGGTCGGTCACCGAGGCGGCCTGCGCGCCGGTGTCCTTCTCGATCTTCTCGGCCTTGTCCTTGCTGACGTCGGCGGGCTTGTCCGTCGACTTGGCGGGGGCCTTGGTCTCTGCCATGATTCTCCTTACTCTCTGACAGCCGGGGCTGTCTCTGCAATCGCCTTGTGCGACCACATGCTGGCGTTCTCGAGCTCGGTGAAGGCGACGCTCTTGGCGCGACCAGCCGGGAGAAGCGCGTCGAGCTTCTCTGCGAACTCGCGGAACAGGATGCGGACCTCCCGGTGGACCGGGAGCGTCGCGTTGTCGCCCTCGATCGTAGCCTTGTGGAAGCCGAACCGGTGCTCGATCTCTTCTGGACCAAGCGTGGTGTTGTCTGGCATTGTTCCTCCTAGATGGTGACGTCGGGCATGCCGACACCAGCCCAGAACGTGCTCATGTCGTCTTCGGCAGCAGCGCCTGTCTGCTGAGCAGTGCTCGGGATACCAGCCTGGGGACCGGAGAAACGTCCGGTCTCCTGCTCCCGCGCCTGCGCAGCAGCCTGCTGCTGACGAGCCGTCTGAGCCTGCTGCTGCACAACGCCGTCGGCACCGCGTTCCTTCTCCAGCTGGCTGCGGATCGAGTTGATGAGCGGCTGCACGTTCACCTGGTAGCCGATGACCTTGTCGTTGAGCTTGTACTCGTAGGCAGAGGCCATGCTCGCGAACCGCTCGGCGAGGTCGGGGTCGAACTGCTTCGACCCCACGACCAGGTCCGGGTTGTTCTGGAACATCTGCACCGACTCCTGGATGACGCCCAGGAGCGGACGGACCTGCTCGGTGCGGCTGTCGACACGAGACTGAATCTCGTTCTCGATCTGCTGCGACAGAGCCTCCTGGTAGTCGCGGGCCATCTGCGTGTCGAGCAGCTTGACCTTGTCCTGCGGCTGCGCGTTCGGTCGCAGGTCGGGGACCTCCGTGCCGACGAGTAGGAACGGGCTGGAGCGGAGCGTGTTGATGAACTGCGGATCGATCTCGTTCCGGAACTCCTCGGCCGCCTGCTTGCGGAACGAGGCCGCCATGTTCTCGTTGATCGCCTTGTTGGCGGCCCCGAAGTCTACGCTTGTGGCGTCGACTTCTCCGATTCCTCGTTCAGCAGCAGCTGCAGCAGAGGCGTTGGCGTCCCCGGCTGCGGCGGCTTCGGCAGCAGGTCCACCAGCGCCGTCTCCTCCGGCAGCGCCCACAGCCTGCCCTGCGGCATCACTGCCCGCAGATCCATTGGCATGTGCGTCACCAAGTTCGGCAGCACCGGGGAGAGTTCCTGCTGTCTGTGCAGCAGCATTTCCTGCAGCTGCTGCAGCTCCTTGATCTCCAGCAGCTGCGCCCTGCGCTCCTGCTCCAGCAGCGCCAGCCTCTGCTCCGCCTTCACCAGCCTTCGGCTCGTCCTCCGGGAAGTATACCGAGTTGAAAGCCGCCGCAAAAAGCGGGTCAATCTGAGACTCGATCTTCCCGTCCGGAACTTCGTCTTCGCGGGCATCACTCATCGCTCGCTCCGTTGATTCGAGCGATCATCGCCGCGCCCTCTTCTTCGGTCATCTCGAAGTGGGCGAGGTTCTTGATGTACTCGACCAGGCCGTTGTTCGGGTTGATCAGGAACGCCGACACGTCTGCGACGGCGGCGTGGATGACGCCCTTCTTCCGGTCCTTGAGCGGGACAGTGTCCCACATGGCGGTGAGTTCGTTGCTGAGGCGGGTCCAGCCGACGATGACGTCGATGTAGCCCTCCTTGTGGAGCTCGAAGTCATCCTCGTTCTCCAGGAACAGGAGCTCGGCAGGCTTCGGGTAGGCCGCCTCCAGCACCTGCTTCGCCTTCTGGAGGTACGTGCGCCGGTAGGCAACGTACTCCGGCAGGTCGAGGTAGCGCAGCCACGGCCACTGGCGGAGCAGGCCGTCGGCGAGCGGCATGGAGATGCCCTGCTCGGTCTGGTGGATCGCCTCGGCGAGCATGTCGGCCCACATCTCGAAGAGCGTGTGGTCGAACTGTCCCTCCTGCGCGCGACGGACCGCGTCCTTGAACTCCGGCGAGTCGACGAACTCCTCGGGGTTCTCGATCTCGATCGTGTCGTCGATCGGGGGAAGCTGAACGTCCTCGATGTTCTCTGCGTTGGTCATTAGAAAGCGCTCCTTCCAAGCACTCGTTCGCGGTACTCCTTCTCGATGGTGTCGCGCACCGCGTTCATGTCGAAACAGAGGTCTGTTCCGATGTAGATGGTCTTCTCCCGGATGGAAGTGGGGATGAGGTCCAGACCACCGTAGTAGTCGCGGATTTCCTCGTAGTCGAAGGCGCGCCGTCCGTTGTACTGGTGGATCTTGAACGGGAAGCGCGGGTCGAAGTACACGCCGACCTGGCTGGACGGCAGCGTGATCTTGATTTCGATCTCGTGCACGTTCTCCCCGGCGACCTCGAAGCTCTCGTCGAGAGTCCCGTTGGGGTTGTACCGGTGCTCCATGCGTACGTCGCTGGACAGCGCCCGGACCTTGCGACGCATGCGCGGCTTCGGAATCGCGGGCTTCTGGACCTCGTCCATGAACCACACGCGGCCCATCGTGTCCACGCGGAGCGGATCGTTGGGGCCGTGCGTGTTGAAGGTCAGCCCTGCTCGGTCGGCGTTGCGATCGGTGAGCGGAACGCCGAGGATGGTTGCCAGGTCGCGAGGCGAGTACTGGCTCCACGTCGAGCGATCGGTGGCCGCAGGCGGCCCGCTCTGGGGCCGGGGGGCCGGGGCAGCGGCCTGGGGCACGCTGGCCGGGAACGCCGCAGAGGCGGCAGCCTGGGGAGGCTCCGGCGCGGTTGCGGCCTCGAACGGGTCGGCGGGCGGTGCGCCGACGTACTGCAGGAGCAGGTCGTCGAGCTCGGCTTCCGTGTACATGACGTACTGCTTGGTCAAGGGGACTTCGATCCCCATGTTCTTTGCTTCCTGCAGCTGCTTCCACAGCAGCGCTTTACGAGGCGGGGCCATTGTTCCTCCGGGATTGGGCGGGGTGCGGGGCCATTTGCGGCCACTCACGCCCATTTTACCCGGAAACCGCCCGCTACGGGCGGCGGGTGTCGATCGGCCTCGGGACGCCATTCGCGGTCAAGGAGTTGTTTCCCATTACCGCGTTTCGCTGATACTCGAAGGTCTCGATGGAACCCTTCTCGGAGCCGACGTTGGTGGACAGCTGCGTGATCATGAACTGCACATAGTCAAGCTGGCCGTAGCTGTACTCGCCGTCGATGCTCTCGGCGTACAGCGTCCACTCCATCATGTTCTTGTTGATGTGCATCTGGTCCCAAGCGTCACCGAGGTCGGTAATCTGCAGGCGACCGTTCGTGATGTGAACGTCACTGTCGTCCTGGTAGCTGCGCGTGATCTTGTTGATGTCGACGACCCGACCGTTCGAGTCGAAGCCGCGCACGCCCCACTTGAAGCCGCCGAGGAAGTCGCCGACGTGGACCTGGGCCTGGTAGACCAGAGCCATCGCGTCGTGCTGCCGGTTGGCACCGAGTGTGTTGGTCTCCAGCTTCCAGGGAATCGGACGGATCTGAGTGCCTGCGCCGTCGGCGTACTCGTCCTGAGTGAACATGTTGTCCAGGATGAAGATCGCGTCCGGTCGGACGACAGCCATGTACAGCTTGTCGCCGATCTGCAGCTTCTTGAGGCTGATGCCCTGGACCTTCCAGCGGCTCCAGGTCGGTGTGTCGCTGCCGACATCCATCACCCAGACCTCGTTGCCCATGCAGTCCTCTTCGAGGGTCTCGCCGTCCGGGTTGTTGACGAGGTAGTACAGCCTGCCGTCGTACTGCGACGATACGATGTCCTCCTTGTTGAGAAGGTACTGCCATTTGTTGGCGATGTCCGTTGTCATCGTCTTGTGGCTGATCGTGTAGTTGGCGGCGGTGCTCTTCATCAGCTCCGTTTCGAGCGGATGGTAGAGCGCGTTATTGAAGACCTCAACTCCGTAGGGCGACACTGTTCCCGGAGTGGCAGTGGTCTCCTCGAATCCCATGATGAGAGTCGAATCGCTCTGGCCACTGACGGAAGCGGGAGCCATGTAGTAAGCAGCATGATAGCCGTTCAACCCCTTACACAGAATGACGATGGTATCGGTGGACTGTGGGTTCTGCCACAGTTGCACGTTCAGCGGAACCAGGAGGTTACCGCTGGACAGAGTCTTTGTACCACCGCCCTTGCTGGCGGAGAAGTTGGTGTACTCGCCGGGAACGTTTGCGCTCCAGCGGATGAGTGCCTGGTTGACACCGTCGTTGACGAGGATGAGGCGGTCGCCGACAGCGATGCCTTGGCGAGCGCTCGGCGCGCCAGAGTAGTTAACCCTGTTGTCCTTGTTGGGAACGGGGACGACGTAGCTGTCGGCCAGCGCTGCGGCGCTGTTGATGATCCAGCTTTCCGTGGCCTCGCTGCCGCCAGCCGTGATCTTCTGGTAGCCGACCAGAGTCGCGACGCTGGGGACAGGGCTGGACTCGTTCCAGGTGAACTGGTAGAGGTTCCACTTGATCGCACCGGCGGCCTTCGCGGTCGCGTACTGACCTGCAGGGAGCATGGAGACCAGCTGGTCCATCGCGAGAAGCGGGTCGGTGACGGTCGTGGTCGTCGGGTTGCCGTTGGCGTCTGGGGCGAAGAACCGCCACTGGCTCCAGCCTCTGGCGGTCTTGACGATTGTGATAGCGCTGGGGGCGCTCTCGCCGAACTCGGTCTCGAACGTGTAGAAGAACCCGAAGCTGTAGCTGTTCGGGTCGGCGTACGCGCTGCCGTCCTGGTTCGTGCCGTACTCCAGGTACAGGCCAGCACCTGCAGTCGTGGGTGTGATCGCAGCACCGCCGAGCGTAGCGCTCAGAGTGATCGTGTTCTTGTCGACCACGGCCTTGACGTAGTACGTGTTGCCGAGCGTGAGGCCGGTCGGCGCGGTCGTTCCCTTGAGCACGACCTGCTGGTTGATCGTGAGGCCGTGCCCCTGCAGAGCGAGGTTGGCGTTGTTGGCCGTGACCACGAGTGTTCCCGCCGCTCCCAGAGCGGGGTACGCCTCGATGAGAGTGGACGGCGTCGGGGTCTCTGCGGCGGGACGGGTCGTCTTGGCCGCGTTGATCCAGGCGGCGTCCGGGTGCACGACGGTCGGGGCGTCGGTCGCAGCTGGAACAGTCAGCCCTGCGAGCGTAAGCTTCTTAACGCTCTTGGTCACGCCGACGAAGAACAGGATGGCAGGCTCTGCGGGGTCGTCGGACAGCGCCAGGATCTTGTTGTCGATCTGGATGTACTTGACGAACGTCGTGCCGCTGCCGAAGCTGACACCGGTGAACACGTTCGGAGCGTCGTCGAAGCGGTCGGTGACCTTATTGTACTTGACGACGCGGAAGTTCACCTGGCCGGAGGTCGCACGGACGGCGAACAGCAGGGCTGTCGTGCCGGTCGCGTCGAACACGAAGTGCTCGAAGCTGCCGACGATGGACTCACCGGCGTTGCCGAGCCACCAGTCGGCAGTGAAGATGGAGCGGATTCCGGGGCGGATGCGGGCCGCGCCCTCGCGTGTGATGTAGATGTTCTCCATCGTACGCAGGGACGTCGGGTCACTAAGGCCAGGCGGGTACGCCGTTGACCATCCGCTGAACTCACGCAGGTAAGCACGGCTCAGCGGACGATCGATGGGCTGCTGGACCTTCGGGGCACTGCCACCGGAAGCTGCCATTAGAAGAACCTTCTGCTGTCGAAGTCAGCGCTCGGACGGCCAGACAGAACACGATTCGGCTTGATACCGTTGTCGATGCCTAGGGTCCAGTCGTTCTGGAACGGGGTGTCGGTGTTACGCTCGTTGCGCTCCTTGAGAGCGTACATGGCGTCCTTGTAGGTCGCCTCCAGCGTCTGCACGCGCGGCTGCCAGAGCGGATTCGTCTGAGCGAGCGCCCACGCAGCGCGCAGACAGACGAGGTCGGGGCTCTCGAAGTCGACGTACTGGTCGCGGATGTCCTGGTCCACGTCCACGAGCGGTTCGTTCGGGTCCT